ATTCAACTGCATACGCAACTGTTCCAGTTCTGCATTTGCATTGTCTGCCCCAACATTTACCGGGTTGTTCTCAATCTGCTGAATCCGCTGCTGAATTGCAGATAACCGCTGTTGCATGGTGTTCATATCCTGAACTGCTGCATCCGGCAGTATATTCATTCCCTGTGCGGTCTGTGAAATCCTTGCCTGTGTGGTGTTCAGTGTGTTCAACATATCGTTTGCACTCTGAACTTCTTGCTGAAATCGTTCAACACCTGTTCCTGTGAACACATCCACCCCGTCAGTGTTCCATGTGACCGGGATTTCTACGGGTTCAGGGTCAGGCGGTGCGTTTGGCTGAATTTCAGGTCTGATTGGTTCAGGATTTTCAACCAAAGGGTCAGGAAGTACCGGGTCAACAGGTACAGGAATCGGTTCTTGATTTCCACCATCCACAACAGGCGGTGCAATATCAGGTGCGGTCTGTCGGCTTGCTGCCTGATTCATTGCTTCAATGGCAGCGGTTGCCTGATTGATTTCATCCCTTGCCCCTTCAATACTGCTTGTATCAATATCAGCGTTCATTGACTGCTGCATATCATACATTGCAGACACGGCAAGGTTCACTGAACTGATGATGTTGTTCAACACTCCGCTGAATTGGTCATTAAGTTCAATACCTGTCTGAATAGATGACACCTGTTTCACCGTCCTTTCTTAGTGTTTTTTCTTTGCCCTTGCTTCTGCCTTTTTCTTTTCCTTCTTGTCATGCTCTGCTTTCAACTTGATTGAAGCAATCACAAAGGCTTTTTCCTGTTCATCCATAGCCAAGAACACTGATGGAAGAATGTGAAGTTTTAGAAGGGCATAGTAAGCATAATTTGCTTCACCGTCCCCTTCTTCAATTAGTTTTTTGCTTCATCAACCTTTTCATCAAGTGACTTGGTAAATCCCTGAAACTTCTGCATCCATAACTGGAAGTCCTGCATTTCCCCGGCATCATCAACCATTGCATAGACTAAATCTTCCGGGGTCATCACACCGTAACTGTCCTGTAACTCTTTATCGTAAAGGTCAGGAAACACCGTTGACTTCACGATCATTGCCATAAGGTACTTTGAAGTAATCAGTTTTGGTCTGAATAAGTTCGGCTTGCCTGTCACCTGAACTTCAATGGTGTTTGCATCACGAAGTTCTTCATTCTCCTTGGAACTGATATGTCTGAACTCCCATCTAACAGGTGTTCCGTCTGAACCAAGAAGTGAAGCAGTAGGTGCAAACTTTTCATTTTCCTTTACCTTTTTATTCGCTTTCATAAATGCACTAAATTTTGACATTTTGTTGTTCTCCCTTCTGTTTATCAAAGAATAGAAAAAACCCCTTATATGACCTTATATAAAAGCCACACAAGGGGTTCTGTTACTTAGTTAGTAAGAAAACCCGTGAGGTTTGCAAAAGATTCAGGCATTGAGAAGTCCTCAAATGTTCCTTCAATCTCTTCATCAAGGTATTCCCCGTCAGCATCAAATTTTGCTAACACACCGCCGTCAGTGTTGCAGTCATAGAAAATGATCGTCTGTCTGCCCGCATCACTGGTTGGGTCATCATTGGTGATCTGCATTTCAAAATACACATCCTCACCAGTGTTCTTATAGTCAAGTAATGCCTGACGAAGAACTGACTGGTTATAGTGTGCCGTGCCGGAAAAAGTACCTTCCATACCACATGACTTATGACCCGCCATGATTGCACCAAGGCGGGGAACAGTAGTCTTGGTTTTCTCAACCTTTGCTTCCATATCAATCATCTGCATGAAGTTGTATCTTCTACTTCCGATTGTGATAAAACATTCAGCAAGTTTTGCTGCAATAGTGTCCCTTGCTTTCATTGTTACATTCGGCATTTTATTTCACCCCTTTCTTACGCAACCGTAACCGTTTCATAAAGTTTACCCATAGCGTTCACAACGGTGATTGCTGATGTAATCACAACCGCCTTTTTGGAATCGCCCTGTGCAACCGTAACATCAGAATCAGTGAACCCTTCAATAGCACCAAGTTCCTGTAACTGTGTGCGGATTTTTACCAAGTCAGACCAAAGGGAAGTTCTGCCTGATGCGTTGTTTGGAACAACACCAAGATACTTAGTGTTGAAAAGAACTGCATCATCATTTCCCAACTGGTCAATAACTCTGATCGTCTGATTGTCCTTGAATACATCCCCGCAAGTGTCCGAAGTAGTCACCATAGAGTTAATATCTTCAAGCACACGGACAACGCCGTTGACCTTATGGAAAGTGAACTCACCCGCCTTGATTGCTGCTTTCAACTCATTCTGTGTGTAATTGGTATCAACGGTGAAACCGCCGTCATATTTCTTGTTCTGACAAGACTTATTGACTGCACAACCGCTTTCTGCACCAGTTACCCAGTACACAAGTGCTGCTTCTGACCATCCGGCATCTGTTACCTTGTTCTTCACACTGATAACGCCCATATAATCAGCATCCAGTTTATAAATAACTAACTGGAACTTGATACCCAGTTCATCACGCAAACGCTTGTTGAAAGCCACATATAACTTCTTGGTAACATCATCAGTAACCACAACGCCCATAGTGTTGTAGGTGTATGATTCGATTTTATCCAAGTAAGCCTGATGTGCTGTGCCGTCAACCGTGCCGTTTGTACCACCAGTTAAAGGTGTTCCGGCAGTAACAGCAAGATCAGCAGCCTTGAATGTTACATAATCGTTTGCCACAAGATCAGCAGCCTTGGCAACTGTCTGTGTGTCAACCTTAACCGTACCGAAGTAGGTTGTAACATCATACTTGCTTGCATCATCTGCATTTTTCTGAATCACGATCTTCAAATCGTTACCACGAACACCACAATACTTTGCAGTTGCGTATGTGTTCGCTGCCTTATCACCACCGCCGTTCAGACGGTATGCGTATAAGGTCTTTGCACCCATGAACAGATCATTAAGACCAAGCATCTTAGGACTGTCAAAGGCATAACCAAAAAGTTTCAGGCTGTTCTTCTGAAAATCTTCATTGGTCACTTCAAAAACTTCCCCTTCAACGCCCCAGTCAAGTTCAAGGGGCATTGTTGCGATACCTCTATCAGACAATGCAGCGGATGCGGATGCAGCCGATACAAAGTTGATATAAGCACCGGGCAGTTCTTTGTTCTGTGAGGTAAATGTACCACCACCTAAAGCCATACTATTTCACCTGTCCTTTCATGTATTTTTCAACTAAATTGTCAACAGTTTTCATGGTGTAACTTTTATCTTTATCAAGAAGGGCATCCACCAAGTCCCTTCTGTTTGCAAAACGGGCAGATGCAAGAATCTGTTCCTTGCTGAACATTGGTTCAGTCTGTTCAGACCTTGCAGCAGTTCCCGTTGCTGTCTTTTTTGCTGCCATAATCAACCACCTTCCTTCACATCCGTGCTTGCCGTCATAGTTTCCATTGGTGTCTGTTCTTCCGTCTTGACCGTGAAAAAGTCATAATTGACAAAAAAATTCAGAACACCGTCAACCACCTGATGATTCATTTTTGAACCCCTGATTGGCTTGGTATCACCGTCTGTTGTGATATACTCCAAACAGTCATACATTCTTTCAGCCACATCAGCACATTCCCGCTGCTTCTTTGCAGACTGTGGGAAATACTGGATGCAGAACTGATTGGTACGTTCATACCGTTTGCCAAGGAAAAGGTTGTTGTTTGGGTTCAAGCAAGCAATAAAAAAACAAGGCTCTTTCAAACCTTGCTTGATTTCTTCATTGTGGATTTCATAATCATCCCCAAATTCTTTGTTCAGGGAACAACTGATTGCTTCAACTATTGAATTTATCATTTACCAAGTCCCCCTAAATATTTCTTGATTTTGTTTTCAAGCACCTTTGGGGCAATTCTCTGTAATTCCTGTTCAGATATGGTCATCATAAACTGACCCTTGACCCATCCTGAATGATTGGCTGTCCTGTGTCCGTACTCAACATAAGATGCGTATTCAACCGGGTTCACAATTTCAATGACATAGGTGTCACCAAAATGATTCACCGTCAGGCTGTCTGCATACCCTTGTGCTGATGCACGTTTTTCACCAGTCCAACCACGCCTTAATGTACCGCCCTTTTTTCCTGAACTTGCCGGGTACTGTCCGACAGGTGTTCTTTTGACCACCATGCGAAGCAACCGGGCAGCAAGTTCCTTTGCACACGATTCCACAAAGTCATCAGGATTTTGCAACTTTCCCAACTGCTGCTGAAAGTCTTTCAGACCTTTGCAGTCAAATCTTCCCATTCTACCCATTTACGCATATTCCTTGAACAGTTCAAGTGTAATTTCCTGATGCGTTGGATATGTGGAAGGGACACCGCTGCGGGTGTAGTCCGTGGTCACATTGTCCTGTGTTACTGTCAGTTTTGACCCCGCTTTGATGATTACATCCGGGGAAACAAACAACTTTGTGCTTTGCGTGATCGTTGCTGCTGATTCTGACTGAATTGCTGTTTGCAGTTTTTCAAAAGATAATCTGCACGGTTGGTCTTGTAAGACCACAACCTCTGATTCTTCCATAAGTTTTGACTTCTCATTTTTTACCTTTTGCAGTTCTGTCACCGTCAAAGTACCAAAATAGGTTGCTTCAATGGCTTTCCTTGCAGCCTTTTGTGCTGCCTGAATCTGTTTTACCATCTGATACGCCTGAATGAATTAAATTCAGCCTTTCCATAGGATAAAAGGTAATTGATGAAAGAAGTCAGTCTTTGTTCAGGGGTCATTGAACCTTCACCAGTTGCAAAAACCGTGTTGGTGTCCCCTGTCTGAATCTGCTTGACAGCATATTCTAAATCAAACCCGGTAAGGTCATCAGGTGCAAAGGTTTTCTTGGAAAGAAGAAATTCACCCACCGCCATATCAACGGCAATGTGTTCCAGTCCTTCCGGCACATCATTCCAGTTGATTTCATTCTTGATTGTGCTGCGTACTTTCTCAACGCAAAAGGTCAAGGCAAATTCATCATCTGCCTTGACCTCATAACCGAATGATTTCAACCGTTTTTTCACTGTATCAGTATCAAACATTGCAACCACCCTTTCAGATCAGAACTTATCCACGGGAAATGATACGGGCAATAGGTACTGCCTTGTGTTCAATGGTCTTGGTATCAGATGCAACCAGTGACCAGTTCTTGCCGTTCCCTAACTCTGTGTTAGTTGGTGAATTGGTTTTCTGATCTGCCTTGAGATAAGAAACACCTGAAACAGAAACAGCGTGACGTTTACGGGAAATAAGTGTGTCCTCACCGCCCCTTGTCTTAGCATCACGCACCATTTCATAAGGCACTTTTGCACCCACATCTTCAAATCCAATAGCACCTTCACCAAGGATATAAGTTGTGTACTCTGTATAAGCATCCTGCGCCTTGATTCCCTTGCCTGTGTCCTCTGCAACAGCTTCAACAACCTTAGTAGGTAAAGAATCATCAATGATGACCAGTCTGCCGTTCCAAGTACCCATTTCAAGATCACGTTCAATACCTTGTGCATCTGTATACTTTAAGTATGCAAGCAGTTTCAGGTTTTCAAGGTTAGTAGCAACTGCACTGTGACAGTAAACTAACTTGAACTTCTGCTTGTTGTCACCGCAAGCCTTCTGAATGGCACTATTTAGGGTGGTTGCATCCATCTTCATGGTGTCATCGGTGTGTTCAGCACCTGCCTGTGCAATATCATAAGTATGTGCTTCAACAAACGCTGCATTGGACTTCTTAATGTCACCAGTTCCAGTATCTTTCATTCCAAACACACCCTTTAAGATTGCAAGGATAACATCCTGATCTACACTGTTCCAGTAGTCATTGATCTGACTTCTTACGTTTGCCATGAAGTCAGTACCACCAGTTATATCATAACTGAAATCTGCTTCTGTCCAACCGTTCATTCTGCCATAAGTGAATACACCCTGTTCAAAGGTGTCAGTTCTATCAGGTGTAACATTGTCAACACCGTCATAGTTCTGTGGTGTGCCGGAAAGCAGACCAAAGAACGGTAACACTGCGTAAACAGTGCCAGTCTGTGAGTTGTTCACAAATGTGTTACGAAGTCGTGCATCACCAACGATTGCACGGGATTCACGCAACTTGTTCAGTTTCACGTTCGGAATTGCACTCATGTACTTACCAAACGCCTTTTCGTTAAAACTTTTAGCATCAAATTTTGCCATATTTCAATTACCTTCCTTTCATCAAATTAAATCTGTGCATCCGGGTTTGCTTCCATGTAAGCGGTAAGTTCGTCATAACTCATTTTTGAGAAATCGACCTTTTCACCCTCACCCGGTTTCTGTTCCCCTGATGCTCCCGGCTGAAAACCTTTGAAATTCTGCTGCTGTTTCTGCTGCTTCTGTGCTTCAAACAGGAACTTGGTGTCATCACCACTTCTTAACTTCTCGATCTGTTCATCCAGTCCCTTGACATTTCCGTCCTTGTCAAGTTTGGCTTCTCCAAGTTCAAGTAAGGCTTTGACCGCTTTGATGTTCTTTGCCTTTGCACCTGTCAGTGCTTTTTCAACAGCAAAATCAATTTTCAACTGGTTCAGTTCAGATTCATGGGTTGCCTTGGCAGTGGCATTTTCAGTCTGTAAGTCCTCAATCTGCTTTTTCAGATCAGCATTGTCCCCGGCAGATGCTTTCAGGGTTTCTAACTGCTTGTCACGGTCACCGACCTGTGTTTTCAGTCCTTCAACCTCTGTCTGCAAGTTCTTAATCTCTGTTGCAGCAGTACCCTTTGCGTTCTCAATGTCATCACCATTGATTTTCATTACTGAATCAGCCTGTTCCTTGGTAAGTCCTAAATCCTCTAACTGTTTTCTTGTCATTTCTATACCATCCTTTCAAATACGTTTTTATACGGGGTTACTCCCACATGATTGATTGGTTTTGTTCGGTTTACGCTTGACAACCCGCAAGAAAAAAGACACCCGCTGCCGGATGCCTTTTCTATGTGCTACTTGACCCAGTAGCCGGGAGATAATCAGGATCACCATGCCTTTCTCATTGTGTACGTTTTCATGTGCCTTTTATCCCCCTTTCTGACCTCATATAACCGCCATATAACAATTATTACAGGTCTATTGATAACTTGTTAAGGTATGAAAAAAGCACGGCTATTTGACCGTGCTTTTTAGTCCCAATGTTCCCCGTTTTTGGGGTATAATTCCAAAATATCATAAAAGTTTGGAATATCTGCAATCTGCTTTCCATCTTTTAACGCCGTCAACACTCTAATCTTTTCATCCAGTAGTTCATCACTGTCTAAATCAAAAAATTGTATCATTGTAGGTGGGAAATCGACTTCTGAAAACAACTGTCTGACTTTTATGCTTTTTTCAATCAATTCATTTTTCATCATCCATCACCCACTTTCTTCAAAAGTTCAACAATAGTCGCATCCAATTCTGCAACCAAATCCGGCTTATCTGCTTTCAGCAGTTCAATCAAATCAGGTCTTGTTATGCTCAATGCTGCGTAATTTGCTATTGTTTCATGCACCCGGCTTTCTTGGCTTCTGTAATAAGATGACCCATGACCATACATGACTGTTCCTTTATCTCTGAATACACCACCTGACAGTGCATCATAAATATCTTCAAGATTTCCTATTCCACCGCCCATGATGTTTCTTGCCATATAATCACGTTCATCATTCATGGCTGATACCAGTTTATTGTACTGTTTCTTATAATCAGCAAGTGAACCTTGGAAGGTTTTATCCATCACTGAATTATTCAGTTCAGAAATCAAATTCTGATATTTTGCATTTACTTCATCCAGAACCCTTCTGTACTCTTTTTTATGTTCAGCAAATAGGTCTGCAACTTCATCACTGATTGAATCTGATGTACTTTTGAATACATCCATCAGTGCTGTTCTGCTTGTGCTGAACCAATTACCACTTTTTGACGGGTCTTTTCTACCGTACAAATCCATCAGGTGCATTTCTTCATGCAATGTGGTGTTTACCTGTCCGGCAAGATTTTCACCTTGTAATTTTGGAATAGTCAATTTTACATCAGCCAAATTCCCGGTCAATGTATATGTTGAAGTTGAAACAGCATGATTTTTACCGTGTGATATTTTGAACGGAATACCATTGTTTTCTATGGTTTCCAATTTTGCCATGCTATTATACAGGGCAACCACATTCGCATCTGCACCTTCCAACCCGTTTATATAGTCCACAAGTGCTTGTGTATTTTTCAATTCACCTTTTGCCTTGAAAGCATCCGGGAAATTGTCAATCTTTAATTCTTCCGCAACCTGTTTGATTTCTTCCTTTGCTTTAATTGTATCATCAGGTGATGCTTCTTGCAAACCTGACTTATCACCACCGTTGACAAATGACTTTTCCCATTCCTTATAGGTCATGTTGCCCGGTACAAAGTAGGTCTTGCCTGTTTCTTCATCCCGTGCAGCACGTTCACCAACAGCATCAAATTCATCATCAAAATATGGTACTGTGGTTGAACGGCAATGAACATGAAACGGCGGTGCAGTCACACCAACCTTCCATTCAGACATAGGGAAATGCTTGCCATCCATACCCCGGCATATATCCGAAGTGTGGGAATCCAGTGTTGCCACAATCTCAAATTGTTCAACATTAAGTTCATCAAAACAATCCTTCTGTGCTGTGGAACTGAAAAAGGCTTCTTCTGTCATTACCAACCGCCCGGCGTTGGTCTTGGAAGTGTTCATCTTCCGGGCAATTTCATCAATGGCTTTTTGTGGGTCTTTTCCCAAGATGATGTTTTGTGTCAGGGTGTTGTTCAGTTCATTGACCAACTTCTGACGGTTGCCCCATATCCTTTCACTGAAATTCTTGCCGTCAACCGCCCAAGGCTTATTGATGACCTTGCTAATCTGCTTGTCATCCAGTGCGGAAAAGTCCCAACCAACACCCACGCCCTTCTGAATTTCATAGGCTGTGTGATAATAGCCGGACTTGTAAACATTCCGCATTGTGCTGTCAATGCTGTCAAGTTGGTTTCCAAACATGACTTCAATGCTCTGTTGGGTCTGCAACTTCAAGGCTTCAAGTCTGCTGATATGGAATCTTGCAGATGCGTTTTCAAGCTGCTTGACCCAAGTGCCGTTGATCGCATTTTCCTGACCGTACTGAATGTACTGGTTTACATCCCATTTCAGTTCAGCAAGTTCCTTTGCGTTCAACATCCGCTTTGCTTCTGCAAGGGTTACCCCGTTGTTAGATGCAAAACGCTGATACCATGCAGCAATCTGACCTTCAAGTTGCTTCTGTGCCTGTCGATACTGTTTTTCAATATCCGCATAACACTGAACCCCCTGTTGGTGTGCTGCCTGTTCAAGCAGTTCAAAACGCTTCTGCCAGTATTCACCGTTATTCATCTACTTCACCGCCCTGACTTCCCTGTGACGGGTCACCTTTATTGTCAGGGTCATCATTCTGTGTACCAAACGGGTCATACTGTGCAAGCATTTCTTTCTGTGCTTCTTCCTTCTGCTTTTTCAGGCGTTCCATTTCAGCCTGTGGGTCATCCACCCAAGGATGATTAGCAATGATTGTTTCATCAGAAATAAGTCCCTGTGACTTGGTGCAGTTGTCAATGATTTCTGATTCATTCATCAGCATATCACGGTTGAATATTACATCAACACCATCTTCCTGACCTTCAAAGTCACCCATTCCTGAATTAGCAAGGTGACAGTTCACAAACCAAAGAATATCATCCATTGTTGCCTGTGCTTCTGATTCTGCATCATTGGCATCTGTATCAATGTCAGAATACATTGACTGAATGTTCATCTGATTCGGATTGCCTGAAAGTCTGTCATCCTTGGCATCATAACCCATTGCATTTTCAATCAGTGCTTTCTTGAAGATTTCCACAATAACCTTGTAATTGTCTGCATTGACCGTGATTTCAAGAGTTTCGACCCCGCCCTTGGTATCACCGTCATACCTGACCTTTACTGCACCATAGGTTGCAAGGTTTTTCCTGAACTCACCCAAATTAGTACCGTCATAGTTCTTCAATACCAAAATAGTGTTCCGGGCATCTTCTTGCATATTGTTTTCAAAGTCAGACAGCATCACATTGATACCATCCTGTAATGACTTGACCTTCTTAATCAGCGGTGTTTCCTGTTCATTGGCTTTCAATGGAATCAGGGGAACACGCTGCCAGTTGAACACTTGAACATTTCCGGCAGCATCCGTCATTGTAACGTGCGGGAAGTCTGCGGTTTCACTGTTCACAATGTCAGGAATCAGTTTCCCACCATCAAGAATGAACAGGTGAACCCCATTCAGATCATACAATTCAACCTTTTCAATGAACTTCCTTTGATTGCCGTCATAGGCAACCGTTACATAATGCCGGATGAAGAAATCAAGTTCAGTGTGTTCAGAATCTTTCCAAAATGGCAAAATCTCATAAGCGGGGAAAAGCCTGAAAGCAAATTCACCCCGTTCATTGTAATATGGATATAGCCAAGCAATACCGCCATTATATGCAGCTTTGCCCGCACTTTTCAGTGTTCGCATGAACTTCTTGTCAAATATCTTTTTCAGCAGTTCGATATATGCGGTGTTTTCACCGCTTAGTGTGAACGGCTTACCGAACAGATAATTGGCTTTCTGATTGACCATCTTTGCATACTGGTTATCAACAATTCTGTTGTTTGGTAAGTTCTCAACAACTTCAAGTTCCCCACCTTCACCGATCATTGTACGCTTGCGGTGAATTACATCATGGTCACCGTCATAGTACAAAAATCCTTTTATTTGCATCATTCTACGGGGTGAACACTTCCATGCTGCAATTTCCTTTTCAAGAAATTCCAAGTCGGTCATGTGTGCCTTTGCCCCTTGCAATATGAAGTTGCTAAGTTTTAATGTGATTGCATCCACAAAGGAACTGAACACGGTTCAATTCACCCCTTTCATTGCATAATAAAATCAAAACCCCTGAAAACACTATGTTTCCAAGGGTATGTGTTACTAATTTGTTTCTATATCTCAAAAAGTAGTTATACAGGTGTCATAGGCGGTTACCGATTGCAACCGCCCCGGAGTAAGCATTTGACAGCCTTTTCCTACCGTCCAAAAAGAAACGGCTGCTGACACCGTGTATTCTACCCGGTAATTGCTTAATCAAAACTAAAGGCATCACCCTTTGCCATCTGTTCAATCGCATAACGCATTGCATCCATCAGGTGGTTGAAGTCATCAATAGGGCGGTTCAGTTTCTTGCCCGTCTTTGCATCCTTATCCCACTGATAGTTGCTGATCTCTGTGATGAAATTCACGCAACGGGGATGAATGATAATGTGATAGTCCTGAATGAAGTCAATGCCGTTGTTGATGCTATCCTTGCCCTTCCTTGCTTTCCTGATTCCTTTCAGACCCAGTTCACGCAAGCGGTCAATGCTCTTTGGTTCTGCTGAATCGGCTGTGATTTTCTCTTTCACATATCCCATCCTTTGAACCTGTTCAGCAATGGCTTCATTACTCATGCCCGGCTGATACATTTCATCAAAGACCCAAATAGTCTTGCTTGACTGATCTATCAGACCACAAAACAGTGCTGACGGGTCATTTGTATAACCAAAGTCAAGACCGAATACAGACTTGACCCCGGCAATCTTCTTGACTTCATCAACACTGAACGCCTTTTCTTCCCAATTTTCATAGACAAGACCGTCTACAATACCCCAATCACCAAGACCCGCTACTTTGTAACGCCTTGGGTTCTGCTTCTTCATGGTTTCAAAGACTTTCAAGTCTGCCTTATCCAACCATTCATTGCACTTGTAATTGGTGGTCATTGCAAGGACTTCATCATCAGGGGTATCAAAAAACCGTTTCTTTATCCAGTGGTGTTCATTCCACGGGTTCAGTGTAAGTGTTATTTGTTTGAACAGTCCTGAACCGTCAGGAACAGCACCACGGATTGATTCATCAAGCATATTGAAATCATCTTCTGAACTGATCTCATAGGCTTCTTCAATCCACATCCAACACAAACAACCAATGTCAACGGTTATTGATGTTACTTTCAGGGGGTCATCCAGTCCCCTGAAATAAATCTTTTGACCTGTCGGTTTATAGGTCATTTCAAGTGGTGATTCTTTGATTTCCCAAAAGGCATCAACGCCAAGGCGGTGAATCGCCCACTTCAATTCTGTGAAACAGGAATCTTTCAGGGTTCTGAAAGTCTTTCTGACCACAAGGGTATTTGCCTGTGGGTACTTCATCATATTGGTGATGTACCAAAGGGCAGTTGTTTTTGATTTCTTGGATGCACGACTGCCCTTGCATACCCTATATCTACCTTTCCAACGCCAAAAAGTACCGTAACCCTTACCAACCAGTTCAGGCAGCAGCACTTTCTTCTTGCCGGACTTTGTAGCCTTGTAATCTTCCGGGTACAGGATAAACTTCTGATACCCAAAAACATATTGTGAAGATATTCTGTTCTTGACCATAGACGATCACCGCCTAATCTTCAAGGGCATCTTCACCAGTGATAACAATAGGCTGTGTGATATTCACATCAATCTTGTCATTCCACATACCCAAATGCTTACCAAGTAATTCAAGTGCTTTCAGTTTTGGTGAAATCTTCACTTCCCTTTCAACACTTGACCCGGTTTCTGATTCAGACTGTTTATATTTCACGGATTCAATACAGGCAAGGTCATCATCAGTTGCATTGTCTTTGATTCTTCCGTGACTATCAACAAGGTCTGTCATCTTCACAAAAGCAATGCGGGCAAGTTCTAAAACAACCCTGTCCTGATTGATTCCTGTTCTTTTGCTGCGTTCTGCCATTGCAACACTTATTGCCTGTTGAACCTTGACATTTGCCAACATCCTTGAACCTTGCTGATCTGCTGTTTTTGCCGAATAACCCGCACGAATGGCTGCTTGTGTTGCGTTCAGGTCAATCAGGTATTCTTCAACAAAACGCTGCTGTTTTTCAGTTAATTTTGCCGTTTTTGCCATCAAACAACACCCCTTTCATGTATTTTTGCAATAAAAAATCCCTGAAACATTACATTTCAGGGTGCAAATATCGGCAGTAAAAAATAAATTGCAGATAATTCATAAGAATTATCTGCAACCCAGTTTTTGCAAGTTTATCATAATTGTCTTGTACCTGTTTGTCAATCATCAGATTATAACCGATTATATCAGATATGTAAGGTTTTTATATGTTTCTTCAAACGCTGCAAGTGCCTTGTTATGCAGTTCAACCGTGTAATTATAGCACTTTTTCATTTCCTTGGATGCCTGTTTCACTGTCTTGTACTGAACATACACTTTATACAACACCTGAACATAATTTTTATCACGCAAACCTCTGATTTCTTTGATGATCTGTTCTTTAGCATCTGCAAAACTGTCAATTTCTGCATTGATTTTATCATTGAAAGCAACATAATTTGTTACCTGTTTGCAAAGTGTATCACCTGACGGACTTGTCTGCACTCTATCCTTGGAATAATCTATTGCCCCTGTACTGCAAGCATTGATTTTCATTTCTTCAAGGCGTTCTAAGTCCTGATTGATATAAATATCAAATTCCTGTATCTGCTCTAAGTACCGCCGTGCAGTCAATTTCTTATTATTCATCACTTTCACCTATCCTTTCCTTGGTATCGGTTGGGTAACGGTTGAAAATTGGCAAAAAATACCTTGAAAGCCTTGTAAATACTGACGGTAACGGTTGGTAACGGTAACGGTTAAACCCTTATACTCTATATTTTTACTTTTTATAAATACATAAAAAATACTTATATAAAAATAATAAGAAAATTACATTTAACCGTTACTACCGTTACAAACCGCATAAATAAAGACTTTCAACCGTTACCGTGAACCGTTACCAACAGTTACCAACCGCAACTACTGCATAAAATCATACGGTGTATCATTCACCTTTGTATAAATCACATCAGTAACAACCATCTGACCGAACTGCTGACCCACTGCAAACTTAGGAACAGCAATCACGGCAACGCCGGCAGTATGCACCCCATACAACAACTGTGATATGTATTGGTGTGCAAGTTCATAAAGTTCTGCACCAATCACCTGACCTTCAAATTCTTTTTCCACCAACGGGAAAATATCATCATTCATTGATACGCTGCCTTTCTGTTCCAATAATTCCAAAATTTTATTTTCCATAATCATTCACCTTATCCTTTCACCATTGCCCGGAACTCATACCAAGCATACTTGACATACAACTTACAGTTACACCAGTGCTGAACCCGTCTGATCTTCTTCTGCATCTTCCGGGTCATTTTCTTTTTATGTTCTTCTGACCACTGCCGACACCATTCTAACTGTGCAGCATCTTCCTGTTCATCATACATTTGACTTCACCCCTTTCACCAATCAAACGCCCAACAGATAATAAGAAACACTGTAATGGCACTTACAAAACAAAGTATGTTTTTCCATTCATACTTGAATACTGTGTATATTAGAAATATGACAAGGGCGGTCATCAGTAGTATTGTGATTATTCTGATGAATTTCTTTATTTTTTCAATCATCTGTAAACCCTTCCTGTCTTGGTATCTTTTACCTGAACACGTTCAGTCAATTCAAACCCCGCACCTTTGATGATGTACTTCAAAACCTTAATCAGATCATAGGCACGTTTGTCTGCTGCTTCACATTCAATCTGTTCACGTTCTTCCTTTGCAACTCTACCAACCGCAATAGTTGCCGTTGGGTCTGCATAACCTTCTGTATTTCTTCCACCTTTCACTAATTGATACCTTCCTTTCTTATAATCCCACTGTTCAGCATTGCACTGAACATACTTTCAAATATCGGTACGGGTATGGAATTACCCGCCTGATGATATAAGGTTCTGTTCATTTTTCCCGGTTCAACTCTGCAAGTTGCTTCTGCTGCATAAAAATCATCATCCGAATACCCCATCAACCGCCAACATTCCAGTTCTGTCAAATATCTGTATTTTCCACCACCAAGATCAATGACCTGTGCGGGTGTCCTATCCTGTCTTGTGGTAATAGTATTTACATAATCTTTGATTATGGTTGCCCTTCTGATTCCTTTCTTACCAATTACTGAATAAACGCTTGGCTGTGTCACCAAGTAGCAATCAGGAACATCACCGTATTCAAGAAAATTTGAAATGTTCTTCATGGGTCTTTTTTCCATCAGTTCAAAATCAAAAGCATTGTCACCAAGAATTGATACTGTGAAACACCGTTCCCGTGCCTGTGGTATTCCATAATCACGGCAGTCTAACACTTTGTAATTATTGGAATAACCCAACTTTTCCATATATGACAGGTAACGGTTGAAGTTGTGAATCATGTGCTTTGATAAAACATTTTTTACGTTTTCCCATATCACAACAGTTGGTTTCCACTCACCCATCTGTTCAATAATATGTACCGTTTCCCACATCAGGGATGATCTTGTCCCTGAACCTTCATCAGCACCTTTTCCTTTGTTTATTCTTCCGTCTGCTGCCGTTGCTTTTCCCTGATGCCCCGCAATACTGAAATCCTGACACGGTGACCCGTGAATCAGAATATCAGGTTGAAGATTCCACCCCACTACTGTCTGCGGTGAATATGCTGATTCCTGTTCAAACATTGCATTGTATGACCTGACAGCCTTTTCATCAATTTCCACATAATCAATAGATTTTACTGAAACACCTATGTTTCTAAGGGCAACCCTTGGTGACCCTATGCCACCAAAAAGTTCCAATATTTGCAGTTTTTCTGACACATTCAATCACCTTCCTTTCTGCTATGAAACAAATATCTTACAATTTTTATTGTTCACTTTTTTCTGAATTACTCTGAACCCAAGCCTTTTATTGATCTGCTTACTGAATACAATATTTGACATTGGCTGCATTGCATTGTCTGCACAAAAAACCTGATACCGCTTATATACATCAGCGGTTGGTTCATTTTCTATCATGTCAACCCCGGTGTCATTGATAAATGCAAGGATAGGGTTGTTTTCTTCTTCATACTCTGTCAACTGGTTCTGAACCTTGTCTGACTTGGTGAATCCGTCATTGATGATAATTCTTTTCAGACCTTCCACACCAAGCCTGATGAAATATTCAACGCTTTCCTGTTGAATCAGTTTGTACTTGATGAATGGGTCATAATCAGGGTCATCCTTGCTGAACGTGGCATTGAATGGAATAATAACCAAACGCCTAAGTACCGCCCCGGTCTTGTCCTTCATACGTGGAATATCATTGGCACTGAATAACAGTTTGATGAACGGGTTGAACTCAAACGGGTCTTGTCCTTTACGCTCTGCCTTGATGCGGTTACCTGTTACTATTTTCTTGAACACGCTGACCTGTGAACCTTGAAGGAAATCATCACCAATATCATCACCAATGTTTGCCAGTTTGCCGAACATCATTGAAGTATTGAACCTGTCCCCAAGTTCTTTCAAGTCAAGTGCTGAAATGTTTCGATCACCAAGGATTGCTTTGACACAATCCAAAAATGTACTTTTACCGTTGGACTTGTCACCTGTCAGGATGAACGCCTTGCCTAACTCATTTCTTCTGTAAAAGCAGTAACCAATACATTCTTCCAACAATGCCCTGATCGCTGCATCACCACACGCTAACTTGTTCAGGGTGCTATCTGCCAGTTCAGAATAGGCATCCGGCTTGTAGTCCCAAGGAATCTTGTTAGTAATAACAATGTCCGTACTGAATGGTTTCAATTCCCCGGTCACAAGGTCATATACACCGTTGTTGAAAGCAATCAGGTTTGCATCTGACTGTTCTTTTTCATCAACGATCAGTTCCATGTAGTCAAGAACTTCCCGGCGTTGCATCTTTTTCAGGTTTGGGATGTGCTGAATCATGTTTGATTCAATTTCTTTATACCCATTGGAATACACGCCGTCTTTGTATATATGCAACTGTCCGTTGATTTTGATAACGTGTGCTGTGTTCTTCATAAAAACTGCGAACTTGTCAAACAGGAATGTGCTGCCAAGGAAAAAAACAGGTTTCTGAAAAGCATCATCACGCAAGATCACTTCCAGTTCATCATCTGACAGCGGTTGTTTCAGAACAAACTTGTTCAAGATGCGGATGCACTCACGGGTTTCTTCAACAGTGAAATCATTTGCAGTAAGGGTCAGGATGTAATTGAAAAGTGCCTGATTCCTTCCGTCCCCGGCATCCATATCAACAAAGTCTGCGGTTGCCTTGACCGGGAACAACCACTTGGGAACTTCCTGATACTTTCCACCTTCTTCAATGTCCCATTCACAAAATCTTTCTTCACCGTCAATCTTGATAACCTCATAGGATAACTTACTGCCGACTTTTATATCAGCAGTAAGACCAACCGCCAACTGAACGTGTGTCCTGTTCCTTGCAATGGTATGATTCTTGAAAAGAAAATGTTTTCCCCTACTGGTACAAAGGACTTTACAGTCAAGTTGCAGTTCTTCCACAATGTTCATCAGAATTTCAGATTGGTCAGAATCATCAATGTCGATAAGGATAGTGTCATCAGCCAAAACCCCGCCGAACCCGTTCAGGTTCTTCACTTCATCATAGGTTTTCCATGTGGTTCTGTTTTTCAGTTTTTCAATGCTTGCCTTGCCTTTGGTTTCAACATAACCTTTGTATAGTGGCATTTTTTATCACCATCCTTTAAGTGATTTCTTGCATCACTTTTTTATAAAACTCCTTGTTTCTGACATTGCAGTCAAAAGCCTTTTGCCTTTTCCATAACCGTGTTTTCAAGTTCCTAAGTTCTTCATTCTGTTCCTTCAAAGTTGTCCTTGGTTCTTTTAGGCGTTCCCTGTACTTTTTTACATCAGCATTGCGATCCTTCCAAACTTTTGTGTTCTTCCTGTGTGAATCCCGGAGAAGTTGCGAGTTTTTAACACCTGTCTGAATCTGTGAAATACGGTGCTTTGTCTGCCTGATCTGCTGTTCTGCATACTTGACCTTTTGCGTGTACCCTTCAATGTAAATACTGTGTTCCTTCTGAACTTGTTCAAACTGTTCAGTCTGTTCCTGAATAAATTCTTTCATCTGCTGTTCACATTCAGGTGTGAAACTGCTTCTGATAACTTTCAGCAGTTTCCTGACCTTGGCAATTCTGCGTTCTGAAAGAAATTCTTCAAGATGAACTGTCATTGAACCATTTTCATATCTAATTTCTAAATCCATGAAAACCTTCCTTCCCGGTGTTACGCTACAACACCAAATTGTTTCAAGCGTTTCTTTGCTAAATCTATGTACCACTGCCTATCAAGTTCAGGCGGTGTTTTTACCCCAACAACTGAATCATTGAAAATGAAACAGTGGTCAGGTGTATTACCAAATTTTTCACCCTTAGCTTTCACCTGTTTACGTTTCAGCAATCTTCCGTCCTTCTGATCGTTAGATGCAAACACCCTGTATGACTTATATGTGTATTTGTCCTTGTCAGGGTATTCATATACCGTCTTGATTGTTCTTTTGCCTATATGACTGACAAGCGGGGTGCAATGCTCATGTTCTACCCAATCATACTTGTCTGATAACTTGACAATCTTCTGAAACATAATCAGGTCATCACACTGATTGATGGTCTGTTCAACCGGGGTTTTCTTGACCATATAGTCAACCAGTGCTTTATTCAGGATTGGCAGATCATTGTCAACCGCTGAAAGTTCCTTCACATAAGCACCGATTCTTTCAACACCGCCGTCAATACCAACCCAAAGGTAATTGTTCACATCCTTCTGATAGATTTCACTGATGTTATCCAGTTCAAGAAGAATTGAACACTGATCTGTGGAACAACGCTGTTCCCATTCCCAACAAATATCATCCACCATTTCAAAGGCTTCATCTGTGTCAGGAATCCAAATAATAAGACCGTCCGTGTTGGACTGAATCAGTTCAAATCCCGGTACAACTTCAAGGTGTTCAATCAGGTCAAGCAACATCAACTGACCATTGATACACATACAGTTATTATTTCTTGGGTCATACGCTGCATTGGTTTCGTCCTTCATTGCACCTGATAAGGCGTTCAGCATCTTCTTATATGGCAACTGTGCTTTCTTCCACCGCTTGACTTCTTTCTTGTTTCCGGCGTTTTTTGCAGCAATCTGTTTTTCCTTCATGGCTTTTCGTGTGTTATACACCAACGGGTAATTGTCATTGGTTGCTGCCCTTGTAACCAGTCCCCAAGCAATCAGCATTGAAGGATAGTAATTGTTTACATCAACATGCAGCAGTTGCCCGGTCTTGTGAATTGGTGTGGCTGTTGCCCCATGAACACCGCCAAAACCGAATGAATGAGGAATACCCGCAACCACGGTTTCAAGTCCCTGTTCCTTGTACCATGTGCGTTTTGAGTATTTATCCATGTGTGCCAAGTCCATTGACAAGGCTTCTTGTCTTTTCTGTTCAAACCAGTCCTGAACATATTTATATTTTTTCAGTTGCAAGCATGGTAAAAAGTAGAAATCAAATTCATCTTCAAATGATCTGCGAGAACACCCAAGCACCTTTGCGGTGATTCTTGCTTCACTGTCCCCTATATCAGACAGGTTCACAATGTCCGGGAAAGCCTGAATGATACCGTGCATTGCATTAAATTCATCTATTTTTTCAAGGAATACTTTGATGGTTTCTTCCACATCATGCCGACAGTAGAAAACCGTCATTTCAATTTCTTCCTTGGTTAATTTCCTGTTTATTCTAAAATCAACATCCGTTTCCTTGATATTGCTGCCAAGAAAACCTTCCAGTGTTTTCAAACCAACCGGGGGGTTCGGCATAACATCATAGTTAATCATTGGAACTTTGTTGAACGCTGATGAAAATTGCCACCCTTCCTTTTTTTCAACAATTATCCAGTCATTGATTCTTTTGGGATTCATTCCCAACAGAATACCTTTCATAATGTACTGGTCATAGTGGCGGTTGTTATAACCTACCCATATATCCTTGCTATTCGCTTCATATAAGGCTTTTAATTCATCAGGGTTATTGATTATCACATATTCTTTTTTCTTGGTCACATCAATGAAAACGGCAAGCCAATCTTCCTTGAAAACCTCAAAGTCATAAAAAATCACTACATTCACCCTTTCTGAAAATAGCGGTGGAAGGTGCGACCCCGCCACCGCCTGATAACATTATTGTGGATTATAAATCCACACGCAAGTAAAATTTTTTAGCAATCAAAAACTTCCTTGATTGTGATAGGGTTGAAAGCATCTGCCTTATAATCAACCTCAACTTCAATCGCACCCTGAATAGACTGGAACACATCAAGAATCTGATCTGCAAAATCTGCATAGTTTACGAACTCAACAGGTGTGTCATCTTCTGCAATCAGCTTGTTCACCCAAGTGCATACAGACTTGATTGCCTGTCCGTCCGTCCACTTTGCGGAACTGTTGCCGGAAATAACACGGTTGAAGAAGATCATGCGGTTTGCCTGTTCACCTTCCTTGATCTTTGCCTGAACTGCAAACATCAACTTATCCTGTGCCTTGGTCAACTTAATTTCCATCTTCTCAATACTAATGATATATGTACCATCCGGCACATCAGCAAAATCATTATCAGGTGCGTTCTGCACCTCATTCTGTAATTCCTGTAAATCAACCTTTTCATCAAATGCACTGAAATCAATAGCCATAATTTTTCACCTTTTAACCTTTCTTATTTGCTTAATACTAACTTTAACAACTCAAACGCCTGAACCTCATTGAATCCGGCTTTTACATAGGAATCATAGATTTCCTTTGCAGCCTTTGCACCATCTTCCGGCGGTGTGTTCTGTTTAGGTACTGCCGGGTTCGGCTTCTTCATTGAACGGCTACCTGCCGTGTTCATTCCTTCTGTAATTGCAGATGCAAGAATTGCACCAAACAGTTCATCAGGTAAACCAAAAGGATTGTTCATATTCTTTTACCTCACTTTCTTAGCGTGTTTTTCTTACTCTGCGGGTTCTGCCAGTCGGCTGTTCATCTACTGCCGGGGTTTCATCCGCTGTTGTATCTGCATTATCAGGCTGTGCCTGTGCTGCACTTCTTCTTGTTCGTCTGCCCTTCTCCGGCGGGTTCATTGCCCCATCAATAGGATTTTCCGGCTTAGGGTTGTCTGCCTGTGCTAAACGCTTCACACCTTCACCAAATTCTTCCTTGCTGATGACCTTCATAACCTCAACACCATCAACAATCAGGTCAACCGTGTCACCATTGTGCTTCATCACATAGTTATCATCAGCCGGAACATAGAAGTATGTGTCCGCATCCAGTGTGACAGATTCAGAATCAGTATTTGTTGTACCGTCCTGAACAGTCTGAACCTGTTCAGCAGACTTTCTTTCCTTGCGGGTTCTTCTTGGCGGTGTTTCAAGTTCCGGCTGCGGTACAGAATCCGCTGCTGCACACGCTTCATCAAACGGGATTTCTTCACGCCCATCAGCAACCGCATCAATAGCCTTGTCACGCTCTGCCATATAATCAGCCATTTTCTGATTATTTTCAGCCACCACTTCATCATGTGTCTTGCGGGTGGTTCTGCCTGTCTTTGGTGCTGCATCCTCTGTTGTGGTAGGTGGTGTTGCTGTGGATGTGGTCTTTTTTCCACCTCTTGCCCGTCTGCCGTTTGCATCCGGCTTTTCAAGATCGGATGCAGCCTGTGCATCAGCCTGACCCATTTCTGCATCTGTCTTATACTCACCAACTTCATAGAAGTTGCGGATTTTATCGGCTACATAATTCAGGTCATTGTCAATGGCGTATGCCGGGAACATTCCCATAGGTGACTTCACGGTGTCCTTGCCACTGTTCTGTGTGTAGAAGTAATATTTTCCTTCATTCACACCTGTTCTAAGTACAATGGTGAAAAGTCCTTCAATGGTGATCTTCTCACGAAGTAACTTTCCGATCAGCTTAATAGTAGTAACACCATTTTCAAGGGTTTCTGTGTGGGTCATATAAGCAACAACCACATCATCAGGAAGTTCCTTGCACACCTCAATGATTTCAAAGTAGTTCGCACCGAAGTCATTCCACTTATCCCAACCGTTTTCTTTGATACGGTTCATGTACGGAACTGAAAGAATATACTGGAAGTCATCAACAACAATCAGCTTCTTCCCGGCTGCTACCTGTTCCTTCATAAATTTGCAAATCTTGCGTGATTCAACTTCACTGTTCAGCATTGTGAACTTACCCTTGAACGGTAACGGTTTACCAACCGGGTTCACAACGGCAGTTGTTGCCGGATTGCAATTTCTCATACTGGTACTTTTTCCTGTACCTGATTCACCCATAATTAAAAGCATCTGTGCCATATTATTTCACCTTTCCTTTCTTCTCCTGAATAACTGTTTTATTCTTGATGATCTTTTTCACACGGCTGTTAGTACCAAATAATTTGATTGCAAGTGCAGCGGTGAAAGCATTGTATTCATTAGGTTCTTCATTTTTCGCACACTTAACAACTGTTTTCGTTCCATCTTTCCAAAATACAACTGTTGCATTTTTAGATTTTAAGATACGATCAGGTTCTAAAAATTCATTCTTTTTATAGCGACTACTGAAATGTGGTCTAACCGAATTATGTGTGTTTGGCGTTGGTATACCTAACCCAAACATAGGTAAATCATATCTTGGGTATTGAAATGCTGATGCACCGTATACTTCATTCATGGATTTCTTAAATGATTCAGTCAACTGCGGGTTATCATATTTATACTCTGCCATTATTCTTCACTCCCTTCATCTGTGCCGCCTTCTGTTACTCTGCTTGACCATAAATCAGCATAGTGCAGAATCAAATATAACGGGGTTTCATTTCCCTTCACTGCATAGTTTGCTGATTCATACAGACCATCATGGTATCTGATCGCAAATTCTTCATCTTCCGTCAGGTCAATGAAAAGGGTTGCTAACTTGATGCTGCGGGTTGCATGGTCAAGTGGAAGAAGTGCCGGGTTACGCTTGAAAGGCTTGCTTTCAGACTGTTTATATTTCTGTTCCGGCTCTGCCTTGGTGGGTCTGCCGTCCTTAATCATGTTAGGCACATACATCTGCTTACCAAAGTCACCGCACTTGCCAAGGTCATGTAATGCTGCTGCAATGATGACTGAATCACGAATTTCTGCATACTTGACTTTACCAAGAAGTGCATAACCAATGTTTTCTGCTGCCATCATTACATTTCTGCTGTGATGAACAAGACCGAACTGACAAGCAAGATGATTTCCACCACTGCAAGGTGCTTCAAAGAATCCGATTTCTTCCATGTATGCAATCAGATCTTCCATTCCCTCACGCTTGGTTGAAAGTAAGTGGTCAACCACATACTTCTTATTGTCAAGTTCCTTTGCATTGTCTGCTGCCACCTGTTCAATTTCTTCCTGAACGCTTTCCTGTGTTACTTCTGCGGTATTCTCAACCGCTGCATCTGCTTTCTTTTTTGCTGCCATGCTCTTTCACTCCTTATTTTGATAATTTTATTTCCCAACGCTTCTGATCTTCAATATTGGAAAGATACCAAGCGTTAAGTTCTGATTTTTTTGCAATGAACATTTTGAACTGTTCAAAATCCTTGGGGTACAACAAAATTCCATACCCGCCTGATTCTCTGATTTTTTTGAGGTTGACCAACTGCAATAGTGACGGTTCACCGTTTGGTGCTTTGACTTCAATGCCAAGGAAACACCCGTCTGAACAAACCAACAGGTCAGGAATACCGCTTTTTGTATAAGCAGCACCGCCCCAATATTTCAGCAGCCACGCCCCGGTGTCCTTCAGGAACGCTTTGACCTTATTTTCAAAATTCTTTTCTGCTGCCATTTAATCACCGCCCAACTGTTCATTGAACTGTGTTTGATAGTTCAGTATTTTTTCTGTATAGTCGGTTGAATAGATGCCCTTTTCCCATAACCGGGCAGCACCATCTTCACCCATGTTGTACGCCATCAAGACCATATTGGTATCTTGATACCGTTCATATAACTTTCTAAGTACGAACACCCCCGCCCTGATGTTTTGGTATGGGTCTGTGAAATCCGTAACCCCAAGGGTATCAGTCAACCATTGATGATTGATTTTATTGATCTGCATATAACCGTAATCATTGGTTACGCTTATAACTGACGGGTCAAAACTGCTTTCATTCTGAATCAGTGCCATAACAAGGGTAAAATCAATGTTGTACCCAGTACAAAGGTAATATGTAAATTCTTGTTGTTCTTCCGGCATCTTGCAGTCAAGCGGTATGAAATCTAAGTCACCCGCACCCCAGTCAAGGGATATTTCCTGTGTAAAAGTTCTGTCATCATACGCCCCATATACAAGGGTTTTAGTGCTTGACCGTTCAAGTGTCTGTTCTTCTGTTTTCTGCTTGTTCTTGGCGGTTATATGAGTTTTCAGGGCATATCCTGACACATTACCAATCACCAAACCAACGCCAAGTGCAACACCAATCAGAATCAAGACCCTTTTGACCACTGCTGACTTTCTCATGCTCTTTGAATAGTTCAATTTTCATCACCCCTTTCCGTGATTTTTAAATAAATGATTCCGGGAATTATCAGAATCGCACCAATGATGTATTCTTTCAGGTGTGCAGTAAGTGGTTCATATATTCCCATTTCAACCGCATAATCAGATGCACCGACTGCACCGATTATCAGGAATACACCGATAAATGCCATGATTCCAAATATCCAATTAAGTATTTTTGAATAATTCATCTGTCAGTTCCTTCCCTTCTTTCAACGCTGCAAGGTTTCTTTCTTCAACCGTCCCCTTCACCAGTAAGTAATAGTAAAAGCACGGTTTGGCTTGTCCTATGCGGTGAATACGCTTTTTTGACTGTTCCCACATATCACATGACCCTTTGCCAAGTGGCAAGGTGAAATAAATAATCTTGTTTGCTTTCTGATAGTTACCACCCATTGCCCCGGCTTGGTACTGTATGAATGTGATTGAATCATCTGCCTGATCGTATGCAGTCAAGTCCTTCTTTGACCCATTCACAACTGAATAGGGTCTGTTTAGATCAGCAAGTTTTTTCTGCATTGCTTCAAGTTCTGCGGTAAAGTTGTAGAATATAATCAGCCTATCTTCTGTTGATTCAACCAAGTCCCGCAAACCTTCCAGTTTTTCCTTATGCCACTGTCCGCACAACTGCCGTGCATATAGCATCTTGGTCAGGCTGTTATCACCGACCAGTTCAATCCGTGGGGTCACATCCGTACCGTAATAATCTGAATCATCCTTGAACTTGCACATATTCAGGGTATCAAGCATGATGTAACTGTTTTTGATAAAATACTTGTATGCCTGTGTTACCTTAAAGAATATCTTCTGTTCAGTCTGTTCCGGCAGTTCAATCACATCAGCGGTTTTCATAAAGATGCACCCATGATCTGCAAGTTTCTTTTTCAGGTGTTCCGTGTGCTTGTACCCGGTTATAACTTCCCGCTTGAATCCGTCCCCGTTCTCAACCCATTCAGTCTGAACGTATGATGACCAAAACGCCTTTTTTGTAATATTCCACCCAAGCAACTGAACCTGTGACCACAAGCGTTCATACTTTCCGGCTGTCGGTGTCCCTGATAATAAAATCACGCTTTCCGGCTGCATTTTCAGAATGAACTTTGACCGTTTTGCCGTTTCATTGGTTATCAGTGAACTTTCATCAAGCATCAGTGTAAATCCTTTGAATTTCAGCAACCAATCCCGCCGGAAAGCAGTTTCATAATTGATAACACCTATGATCTGAACATCCTTGTTGTATAATTCTTTGGTATCAACAAGTGTCCTGAAATTGATTGCTTCACTTTTCTTGGTCAAGTTCATCACACGGTCACTTGGGTAATATTCTTTGAAGTGCTGAATCCAGTCATCTATCTTGGATTTCTGACAGATGACCACATTCACCGCATTGTTCAGCAAATACATTTTTTCAGCACCCACAAAGGTCTTACCCAGTCCCATATCAAGATAATAAGCACAACGGTTGAACTGTTCAGTTCTGTTCAGTGCTTCTTCCTGATGGGGCATAAGGTGCAGATCATTCATCTACCCTGACACCCGTACACTGGAAGAATATTTCAGCATCAAAGTTTGGTATTGCCTTGATGATTTCCTTTCTGCGGTCTGACAGGCTGCCCCACCACAACTGACCACATTCAGATTCATCAAGCACTTTGAGATAACCGCCTGTTGTTTCATAGGTTGGATGTGCTGCTTTTTCTTCATCAGTCATATCTTCTTCATATACCCATTCAACAACATCCTTTGGTATCTGATTCAGTAAATATCTTGCATCTGAATCCATCCATTCACGGTATGTCATACCTGACGGCTTATTGAACAGCATGATCTTCTGTTCTTCTGTATTAAAACAACCAGTATTGAAAGAAGATTTGTTCCAGTCCCCGGTGTTCCAGTTCCCGGTGTTCCAGTTCCCGGTGTTCCAGTCCCCGGTGTTCCTGTTCCCGGTGTTCCAGTCCCCGGTGTTCCAGTCCCCGGTGTTCCTGTTCCCGGTGTTCCAGTCCCCGGTGTTCCTGTTCCCGGTGTTGCAGCGACCCGTGCAATTCTTTCCAATATTGACGATTCGCAACACTTCATCCCACGGGATTTCACGCACGATCTCCAATTTGTCAGTACATGACTTGTCACCGTCTGTTCTTACATCACCATAAGCAATGACTTCTGCAACCTTGTTTTCACTGTTGAAACTGTAATAATTGAAACAGTCGGCAGCAGTCTGACAGAAGTGCATACCATGACCGCAAACATCAAGTTCCCCTTCTTCCTCAAATTTTCCGGGGCAAGTGTACTGTTTAGTGTTACCATTAGGTGAACAAGTCCAATCAGGTCTGAACACTTTGAACCCATGCACTACATTCTGAACGGTATTGTTATTTTCCATTTTCCTATTCCTCACTTTCTAAAAATGCAACAGCCTTGTCATAGTTGCGTTCTATCATTTTAAGTTCATCTTTTCCACGTTCTTCTGAATCACATACTGAACGGTAAATTTCATCATTTCTTAGTGCTGTGACCTCATTGGTTATCAGATCAGTGATGACCTGTGGTTCAAGTGCATCCAGTTCCCAAGATTCATTGCCGTATTCATCAATATACTTTGATGCTCTACTGTCAGTGATCTTTGCCGGGTTAGGTGGTGGGTTATATGTACCAATCTGATTCATGGTCAGTGCTACACGCTTCACATACACATCAGCACCGAACATCTGCAAGCGTTCCTGAATATCCCTTGTCATATCAATACCGCTTGGGTCATGGTCACCTAAGTGAATAATCACCCTGTTATCACGGTAATCTTGACTAATGAAACGCTGTGCTGCTGACCACATTTCTGACTGTGAAGTGTAACCCCTACATGAAAAATATGGTGTGTCAAGTGGTCTGCAAGCCTGTCCCACGATATCAACTAAGGCATCCTTTTCAACCCACACTTCAACGTAGTTCGGTTGACCGTCCCACTTGTTCAGCAGATAACTGTATCTTGCAGATGCGATCACATCAGCCGGATTGTCCCAGTGACTATTGCTTCTAAGATTGCGGGTTCTGTCTGTGATGCTATGCCAGTCAATCAACCCGGCAAGTCTACCGTCATTGATAAGATTTCCAATGTTCTTATAACTGCGTTCATTGTTGGGGATGTATCCACGGGCAACTAACTGATAATATGCCTGTCTAAGTGTCAGTTCATATCCCTGTGCCTGATATTCTTCAACCACCTGATTCACAAGGTTTATCAGTTCAAGACTTTTCTGCTGAAACTTAATGCTTTTATACTCAATCTTTGGCATCAGATCACCCCTTCAATTTCTGCAAAACGCTTTGCATTGATGAAATATGACCAACGGTGTTCACTGGTATGAATCGCATACCCCCAAGGGAAAACGCCCTGTTGTAACCCAAGTGCTATTGTGTTGGTGTGTTTGTGCATCAACTTAGCAACTTCATGTACCGTCAAGGTTGGGATGCCATCTTCACACTTGGAAGGTTTGAATGTCACCGGGGTTTCTTCCTGTTCAAAATAGTCAGGGGTAAGTCCAAGTGATACTGCAATATCACTTTGAACCTGTTCTGACGGTGTGGTCTTGTCATTCAGGTACATACTGATTGACCCCTTACTTTTCCCGGTCAATCCAACAACTTGTGCCTGATTGATTCCTAACTGCTGCATAGCCTGTTTCAACTTTTCGCTGAATTTCATAATTTATCACCTATCCTTTCTTTATTGTGGATTGTCAATCCACATTTTAGGTAAAAAAAATCTCCATAACTTCATCATCTGTCAAATGAAGAAGTTCTTTCAAGATCATTACCTCACTTGCTTTGAACTCTGTTTCATTGTTGAGTTTTTTCAAAAACGCCTGATAAGAAACCCCAACCTGTTTAGCAACGTAAACCAATTTGAAACCACAAGCATCAATTTTTTCTCTTAATAAATTACCTTTAATCATCTTATTTTTCACCTTCCTTTTCATCATCAGGGAACGCATTGTTGTTGTACTGTTTCCTGATCGTTATTCTAACAACCCCTGATTCCAACTGTTCAAATGATGTTTCCTTGAACTTCTGCGGTTTGCCTTTTTTCAGGCTTTCCATATACGCAAGGTATTCAAGTTTAGTTGGAAATTCAAGAATCTGTTCAATCCATGCTGCAACTATTTTCTTCATTTCATCACCTTCTTTCTAACATGAACCACCGTCTGCACCATGAAATGCACCAACGGGATATTTCCAATCATTTATGTATATATCATCTGTTGTGAACTCACCAGTAAGTATTGAATGAATTGCTTTCCTGTCATCCCAACAGACACATGACTTTGTATCACCTATAAATTCATCAAGGTTCTTTTTGTTATCAAGGGTGAATCCAAGAACTTCTTCATCATGCCTTAATGCTGCATAATCATCAGGAAAAAGTTCTTTTACCCCGGCAAATAAACGGGGTGTTGAAAATATGCACATCATACAACTGCATCTGTTCCAACCTATCCTGTAACATGGGTGTGGGTTTATATGATGCCGTTTCAGCAGTTCCCACACATCCTTTTCAGAATAATCAATGCAGCACCGCCATTGATGAACAATTCTGTGTGCCTTGGCTTCTGCATTGGTGCGGTGTATTTCCATTTCATTGTACTTTGACCGCCCGGCTGATTCACCACGGCGTTCACCTGACACAATCAGTATTTTCTTATCATGCTTGGTTTCTTCAAGGTTTGCCGTCACACTGTCTTGGACTGCTGCCTTTAAGTTACCGCTGCACCACCGCCCTGAATGTGTACCGCCTTTTGCCGGGAACTTGTGTCTTTTTCCACCAAGTTCTTCAAGTTCACCCAGTCGGTCAAGATTACTGACAACGGTATCTGCAACACATATTTTCAAATAAGCGGAACACCAACGCCTTGACAGGTCACCAGTCTTTGCCGGAAACTTCATTCTGTAACCATACTGTTTCAGAAGTTCTTCCATTTCTTCTGTTGCCTGTTCTTTCAGTTCCTTACATTTCAGGTAATTACTTGACAATTTGCACTGTCTGACTTCCCCAGTATCAGGGTCAATCCATTCAATCGGTTCTGATGCACCTATGCGGTACAATTCACCAAAGAAACCGTTCACCCTGTAAGAAACCCTTAACTTGATACCCTCTGCATCTGCAAGTGCTTTTACATAGTTTTGGGTACATTTCCAGTCCATACGCCTTGAAGGATGCCCGCCGTCAATATCGTGATGCCAAAACTCTATTCTTTCCTTTGGTATACCAAGTTCAAGAAGTTTTAGGTAACAAGCAACTGAATCCTTACCGCCGGAAATCAAAACAACTATCAGATCATATTCTTCAAGTGGTAAAAGTTCCGGCAAATAGATTTTCTTGAAATGCTCTGAATCAGTTCTACCGTCAACCCTTGGTTTCAATTTGATGCCCTTGCCATATATCGGTGCATCAGGAACACCTAATCTGACGGGCGTTTCCTTGGTGCAATCCGCATCTTTTATGAAATCAATCATTGCCTTTATCCTTTCCCAGTTCCTTCAAAAAGTTGTCTATTGTCAGCACACCTTATTGCATCAGGGGTGTCTTTCCTTTATCAGATTTCACATTAAAATCTGAAAACCTGTTACACATCATTGAACTTTTTGAACGGTGCTGTTCAAACCGCCGGGGTTTCACATTAAAACCACCAAAACCTGTTGACCGACACACAATAGACAATTTTTTGAAAGAACTGAAATCCTATTCCTTGGTTCTTTTCCCCGGAACTGCTGCAACAGTTCTTTTTGAAATAGTCAGGAAGTCGGGGAACTTCCTGACCTGTGAAACAAAGTGCTGTGTCATCTCGTGCGGTTGATTCTTCCACTTAACGGTTTCTTGTTTTAGGGGTAAAGTGCCGATTGGTTCAGCCTGTCCGCTTTCTTCAAATAGTGCGGTACACTGTGCTTTCTTGCCCTACCGTTCCTGTTTTCTTCAACTACTTTGACGGGTCATGTTTATTCTTCACACGCTCTATC